CGGTTGAAGAAGTCGGTGTAGATGTCCATGGTGCGTTCGTTGCCTCGGTTGCTGTTGCCCTGCCGCGCCCTGGATCAGGCCTCGCGGACCACGATGAGCCGGCCCGCCGCAGCGAGGTCGACCTTGCCGGCTGCGATGCCCGCGGCGTCGTTGCCGCCCCAGTCCAGGAAGCCGCCCTTCACCTCGGCGAGGCGCGTCACGGCCACCGTGTTCTGCACGGTCGTCGAGATCGCGGCCGGGTAGCACAGGATGGCCGCGGCCTCCTGCGTGCCGTCCGCAGCGGTGTTGTCGTAGGCGACGTAGTGGCCCGAGCCGGCGCCGACCACGATGTCGAAGCCGTCGCCGGCCACGAAGTCGGTGCTGCCGTCGGCCAGCGTGAAGGCGAGGCCGCCAGCCGAGAACGCGGCAGCGACGACGCCGCGGCCGATGATCATGCCGTCCGGGTCCTCGACGATGAAGGTGCCGACGTTCGTGCCGGGCTCGATGATCGCGAGCTTGTAGGTGCCGGGCTTGGCGCCGGCCGACAGCGTCACCGCGCCCATCGTGCCGTTGCCGGTGTTGCCCGAGAAGGCCGTGGACACGGCGCCTGCCGCGGTGATCGTGGTGCTCGAGACCGTCTGCGACGCGCTCACCGTGTAGGTGCCGGTGCCGCCGGTGCCGGTGCCGAAGGCCGTGATCTTGGTGCCAGCGGTGACGCCGGAGCCGCTCAGGGTCTGGCCGACCGTCAGCGTGCCCGAGCCCACGGCGGTGACCGTGAGGGTCGTGCCGTCGATCGAGCCGGTGACGCTGGCCGCGCTGCCGGCGACCGTGCGCTTGCCGAGCACCCTGCCGGCGACCAGCGCCGAGGCGATCGGCGCGAGCGTGATCTGGTCGCGCGAGAGCTGGCCCGAGTCGCTCAGCAGGAACTCGAACGGGCGCGCGGCTTCGGTGTAGGTCGTCATGGCTCAGGTGCTCCTGATGCGTGGGGTGATGGGTGGGTCAGGCCTTGACGGCGCCCGCGTTGAACACCTGCTTGCGCAGGGCTTCCTGCGCCTGGGCCTCGGTGGGCCGGCCGTCGCCGTTCGCGCCGGTGTCGCCGCTGCGCTCGCTGTAGTCGACGACCTTCGGGCCGCTCTCGACCTGCAGGAGGTAGGCCTCGCGCTGCGTGACCTTCTTCGCCTTGTCGCCCTCGCCGAACTCGACGACGGCGTCGGCCTCGGCCAGGCTCATGGCGAACTCGACCAGCTGCTTGCGCTGCGCCGGCAGGGCGCGGCCGTCCTTGATGGCGGCGTCGACGCGGGCCTCGACCGTCAGGCGGGCGGCCTTGGCCTCGGCCTCGGCGACCTTGGCCTCGCGCGCCGCGATGGCGCTCTCGCGCTCGGCGAAGTCGGCTGGCATCTGCTTGGCCTTGAGGGCATCGCGCTCGGCGGTCAGGGCGGCGACCTGCGCCTGCAGTTCGGCGATCGTCATGGGGTCTTCCTCGGAGAAAGCCGGCGCTGCGGCGGTGGAGTCGTTGACCTCGCGCGCTTCCTTGGCGGCCGCGTCCAGGTCGGACAGGTAGAAGTTCGGCAGGACCTTGTCGGCGGTCTCGAGGCCCTTCTCGCCGATGAGCCACTCGCGGAAGCCGCGCATGAGCACGGCCAGCGAGCCCCAGGCCCAGCGCGCCGAGTCGGCGAACTCGACGACACCAGCGTCCGAGTCCGAGAACTGCACGTCGCCCAGGCCCTTGATCGCGGGCGGCTGCGCGCCGAGGAAGCCGACGTGCCGCGGGTAGAGCGTGTCGTGCTTGTCGGTGCCCTTCAGCGGGTGCGATGCGCTGCCGGGCAGATACCAGGAGGCCGAGCGGGTGCGGTAGCGGCCCGCCTCGACGGCCTCGGCGAACTCGGGCATGACCTGCTCGGGCACCGCGATGACCTCGCCGGTGCCTTCGTCGAACTCCAGGCCGCCGATCCAGCCGAACGCCGGATGGTTGTCCTTCGGGTGGCCGACGACGATCGGCGCCGGGCTGACCTTCGGGTCATAGGCGGCCACCGCGGCGCGCAGTTGCTCGGCCGTGTACTCGGCCGTCATGCCGCTGCTGGCGGTGTGCTTGCCCTTGCGGAAGATCGCGAAGCGCTTCATGGGGTCGGCACTGTGCCGACCGCCCCGCTTCAGGCGAAGCCGGAAATCCTTGCGCCGCGCCCGATTCAGCCGGCCAGTTCGGCGGCGATGCGTCGCTGAATCTCGCGCCGATCCGCCTCGGCCAGCGCGGCAAACGCGGACTCGGCTTCGGCGCTCGGCGCGGCGCGTTGCAGCGACGCGGCGACGTACTCCACCACGCCCGCGGCCATGAACTTCGCCAGCCGGCCGGCGCGCTGCACGTCGTCGGCGAGGTCGGCCAGGATCGACGCGGCCCGGCCGGTGAAGGTGCGGCGCGCGACGCTGGCCAGACCAGCCTCGGCAGCCGCACGCGTCTCAGGCGATGCGATCTGCTCGATCTTCTCGCGGGCCAGGCGCTCGAGCTGCACGACGAAGGCCGCGCCCGGGTTGCGGTCGAAGCCGGGGTCTATGCCGTCGGGGATGGTCTGCGTGATGCCGGTGCGCGGGTTGCGCCAGCGGTAGGTGCCGTCGTCTGGCGGCTCGGCGCTCTCGGCTATTCCCATGGTGGCGAGGTCGTCGGCGGACAGCTGCACGACGCCGCAGCGGCACTGGTAGCCGCAGGGCGGGAAGTGGGTCTTCCACCACGGGTGATCCCACCGCAGCACGGTGCCATCCCAGGCGCGATGCAGGGGCCGCGTGCGCAGGTCGTCCACCGCGTCGTACATGAGGAACGGCGCCCCGTCGGCCGTCTCGGCGATGCCGCGCCACGCCTCGACGGCGTAGGCCTGCTGCATGTTCGTCCTGAAGATGGTCTCCAGGCGCGACGCGCTGCCCAGGCGGGCCTGCACCGTCTCACCGGTGGCCGGGTCGGTCATGGGCTTGTCGCCCCACCACCCAGCCGCGCGCAGGGTCGGCTCGACGGTCTTCTTCCACTCGCCGAACGACGTGCCGGCGGCCACGGCCTCGTCGAGCGAGTCGCGCACCTTCGCCAACAGGTCCAGGTCCATGAGCTTCGCGACGGTAAAGGCGTGGTCGTGCGCCGCGCCCTCCATGTCGGCGAACGAGAACGTCGGGCGCAGGCCCTTGGCGCGGAAGAAGGAGAGCGCGGCCGCGGGCGTGACGTCGAACGCCGCCGCGGCCGGCACCTCAAGGAACTCGGCCAGGTCGCCGGCGCCGACCGCGGCCAGCTGCCGCTCGGCCCGCCGGCTGATCGCCACGGCCAGGACGATGTCGGCCAGGGTGACGCGGAAGGACAGGCTCACGGTGCGGCTCGGCTCTCGTGGGTCGGGCAGAGCCCGGAGGCTTCGGCCCAAGCGCTCGGGTCGTCGATGTTCGTGCTCATGCGGTCCGCCGCTGCCCCCGCAGGGCCGCCAGCAGCCGCGAGCCGGCCAGCGCGCCGATCAGCTTGTCCATCGTGCTCTCCGGCGGCGCCTCGGCCAGGATCTCGTCCAGGCGCCGGCGCAGCGCGTCCGGGTCCTCGGCGAACTCCACCGCCTGCAGGATCTGCCGCATGCGCTTGCCGTTGATCGTCTCGTACTGCGCCGCGAACTGCCGGGCGGCGTCGAAGAGTGCCTTCTGGTCACCACGGCGGGCCGCGCGCAGGGCCACAAGGGCGGCCGCCTCGCCCTCGGCGAACTGCTGCGCCGCGGGGTCCTGCTGGCCGTCCTGCGCGCCGTTGCCGGGCTGCTGTTCTCCGGCCGCACCGGAGGCGCCTGCCAGCGCAGCGAGCGCGCCCAGGCCCATCGGCGCGGCCTTCTTCACCCAGCCCTCGCCGTAGGTCTCGCGGATGTAGTCCTCGGTCGGCTCGAACCCGAGCGAGAACACCTTCGTGTCGCGGTCGGCCCGCTGCGACATGTCCTCCGGCGCCTCGGTCTGCCGGTAGACGCGCGGCGGCACCGCGCCGGGGAAGTTCCATTCCGCCCACCACCGCACCGGGCCTTGGTTGAAGCTGCCGCACAGCAGGTCCGAGTCGGCCGCGATGATGCGCCGGGCCACGCCCTCGTGCACCTCGGCCTGGCTGCGGCTGCTGCCGCTGTCGGTCGTCATGGTCTGCCCGAGCACGATCTTGCTGATCGCCTCGTTCATGACCTTGTGCATGCTCTGGTAGTCCGCCGCGCCACTGCGGGCGGCCTCGAGCAGCTCGACCACGGATTCGCCCTTGTCGTTCGCCGGCACGACCACGCCGGCGTCGGTGGCGATCTGCTTGAGCATCGCGATGGCGCGCGCGCGCTGCGTGCGGCCGTCGGCGTCCTTCGTGTCGTCCGCCAGCTGCTGCGGTGTCAGCTTGGCCACCGCGGTCGGCTGGCCGAACTTCTCGAGGAACACGAGCCAGAACTTGATGTCGTTGCGCTTGAAGAACACCGGCCAGAAGAGCGAGTGCGCCAGGCCCAGGCCGTAGAGGAGATCGTGGTTGTCGCCGCCGGCCACCGCGCACCAGAACTTCCTGTCGGGCATCTGCACCCACGAACTGCCAGATGTCCACAGGTGCAGGCCGCCGTCGCGGCTGAACCGGAAGCGGCCGCGGTCGCGCACCTTGATCGCGTCGAAGGCCACGCGCGAGCCATCCGGCCGCCACAGCACCTCGGCCACGCCCCAGCCGTAGAAGCGGGCGAACAGCGCCTTCTCGGTGATGTCGTCCCACGGCAGCGCGTCGATCTCGGCCTGCAGCGCCTCGGCCGCGGCTTGGCTCTGCGCGTCCTTCGCGCCGGCCTCCACGACCGTGTCCATGCTGGTGAGCGCGAGGCTGCGCTGGCCCCAGGTGGCGGACACCTGATCGTCGCGGAGGAGCTCGGTGTAGACCTGCAGCTGCGCGATGCCGCCCTTCGACTTGAGGACGCTGTCGCTGGTGTCGAGCA